GATGAAGCAGAAAATTTAATTGAGGAGGCTAAAAATAAATTTACTGGCGAGGGAAACAATGGCAAGATTTTATTTATGGTAAAGAACGGAGATAGTTCTCCAGCAACTGTAACTCCGATTGGAGATACATCAGAAGGTAACTTTTTAGATTTACAAAACACAACAAATCAAAATATAATAACTGCACACAGGTGGCAGCCAGCTTTATCGGGAATTGTTAGTGCAGGCAAGATGAATAATACAGGGAACGAAATTAGAATTGCTTATGAAATGGTGATGACAACAGTTGTAAAAAATACAGTTAATCATTTAATGCAGCCAATTAAAAAAGTATTAATGGATGCTGGATTTAGTGCTGAAGATTTAGAGGTTAAATTTGAGCCACCTATTTCATTCTTCTCTGATGTAGATATTACTCAAGTATTAGAAATCAACGAGTTAAGAAATATTATTGGTTATGATGACAAGCCTAATTATGACAAATTATCAAATCAAAAAGAAGAGGAAGATACTGAGTTGGAAGAGGGGTTTCATAAAATGCCCGACGGAACTATAATGGCTGATGAAGATATGAAAAAAGAAGATTACTAATGGAGTGGATTGATGTTATAAATATTAATATGGAGACATATAATGATTATCCACAGTCGGCTACTAACAACGCAAAAAGAGCTCTTAAGTGGGTTGAAAAAAATGGATGGGGTAGCTGCGGAACTAGTGTGGGAAAAAAAAGAGCATCGCAAATCGCAACAAGAACTCCGCTTTCAAGAGATACGATTGGAAGGGTTGCAGCTTTTAAAAGACATCAGCAACATAAAGATGTACCTTATGGCGAAGGTTGTGGAGGATTAATGTGGGACTGCTGGGGGGGAACATCAATGATAAATTGGGCAGCAAAAAAAATTAAACAAATAGATAAAAAATAAAAAAAATTAACAAATGGCGACAACAGTAACAGCAGCAACACTAACAAGCACTATAACAGAATTGATTACTTTAAATGGTCAAGCACACGGGAACACAAACATTCACGAAGTAGCGAGCCAAGGCGAGGCATTATCAAGAGTAATGTCAGTTGCAGTAACAGATACAATTTTATTAAATTTTTCAACGGCTGATAGTGCAGGAACTATTGTCGGGGATGATATGAAGTATTTAAGAATAACAAATCTTGATGACACTAATTATGTAACTTTAAGTTTTTATAATGGTGCGGCATCATATTTTAAGGTTAAACTAGCAGCAGGAGAAAGTCATCTTTTTATGAATAATCAAATGGCGATTGGAGACACGGCATTGGCTGATATGACAATGGTTAAATGTCAAGCGGACACAGTAGCTTGTGATGTAGAAATAGCTACAATAACATCATAAAAATATGGCCTATAATAATGTAAATGATTTAGATAGATTAGTTACAAAAAATGAGGTCATTAGTTCATTAGCAAATGTTAACTTTGACCCAAATTTAATAACTGATGATATTATAAAAATTGCTGAAATAACGCACATAGAAAAAGTTATTGGTAGAGAGTATTACGAAGAGTTGGTTAGAGAACACGACCCAAGTGGAAGTTTAAGTGCTGCTAATCAAACTCTTATGGATGACTTTTTAGTAAGATGTTTGTCTTGGTTTGTACGTTTTGAAACTTTAAATGATTTACAATACAATACAACAGGCACAGGTATAATGGAAAATATTGATGATTTTAGTCAAGCAGTATCACCTAAACAATTCGATTTAATTAAACAGGACGTTTACAGAAAAGCAACTTTATTTTTACAGGATATGCTGGATTATTTATCTGATGAAAATAACATAAATAATTATCCTACTTATAAAAACAGTAAACATAGGGATGAGGATGCAATGGGTGACGTAACGGCTAATAAACAAGGAGGCATAATATTTTATTAATAAATGAGTAATTTTCACAGTAAACAAAAAGGAACACAAGTTCATAATCCTAAAAGATTTGAGGAGGCAAGTAATAATTCATTGCTTGCAAAGATAGATGGTAATGTAAGTTATGTTACAACCAACCACGTAAGTACATCTATTATAACTCCTGTTGCTGATGTAAATGGAACTTTAAATAATAAACATTTTACATTATACAGTAGCAACAATACAATCAAAGTTTTAGTCGCATTTAATGTTGGAGGGCTTGGTAATTTAATAACTCCAGACGGATACGATTTAAGAATAGATGTAGCTTTAAACACAAACGATACAGTTGAAAGTATTATTGATGCATTAGTTACATCAATCACATCTGCAAGTTCATCAACGCATAGGCTTTTTACAAGTATAACAGATAATTCTACTAATTTAACTTTAGTAAATGAGGCCAATGCAAATAGTTCTGATGTAGATACTGGTTTTAATTTTTCAGTTTCAGAGGCTCAATCTTCTTTAGAAGAATATTTAGTTTCAGAGGCTAATACAGGAAAACTAGTTTTTAAGTCAGCAGGAGATGGCATTGGAGATAAACATTTCTCACATACACAAACTGAGGCATCGGCAACTTGGGTTGTTACACACAACTTAAATAAATATCCGAGTGTAACAGTAGTGGATAGTGCAGGAACAGTTGTTGTAGGGCAAGTGGATTATAATTCCACGACACAAGCAACTTTAACTTTTGTAGGCAGTTTCTCGGGAAAAGCCTACTTTAATTAATAATAATAATAAATAAATAAATAATGGCAATTAAATTTTTAAACAATCTAGATGTACAAGGTACAGTAGATTTAAATGACAATCAATTACTCAATATTGTCGTGCAGAAATTAGCGACAGACCCAGCTGTAGTTGAAGGACAAATCTACTACAACACTGCGTCTGATGTGCTAAAATATGCTACGGCGAGTGCTTGGGTAGAGTTATCTTCTGCAACAGGAGATATTACAGGAGTAACCGCAGGAACAGGTTTAACAGGTGGTGGAAGTAGTGGCTCTGTAACAGTATCATTATCCTCGGCTACGATAGCTGAGATAGATGCTAATACATTAAAGAATTCTTATCCTAGTGCTGATGCTACTAAGTTAAGTGGTATCGCTACAAATGCAAACAACTTTTCATTACCAACTGCGGCAGCAGGAACTCTTGGAGGGATTAAAGTTGGAACTAACTTATCTATAAACGGAAGTGGAGTTTTATCTGCAACTGACACAAATACTGAATATTCAGTTGGTGATGGTGGATTAACTCAAAAGAATTTCACTACAACTTTAAAATCTAAATTAGATGGTATTACGGCTGGTGCTGATGTTACAAATGCAACAACTGTTGTAGCGGCTTTAACTGCTGGGAGTAATATTAGTATTGCAGCGAATGGTACAATTTCATCTACAGATACTAATACACAATATAGTGTTGGAAATGGTGGTCTTTCTGAAATCAACTTTACATCAGCAAAAAACACAAAGCTAGACGGCATTTCGACTAGTGCGGATGTTACTGATGCTACAACTGTAGCGGCAGCTGGTGCTTTAATGGATAGTGAAATGACTGACCTTGCTGGAGTAAAGGCAGTAACAATTTCAACATTAGCACCGAAAGCTTCTCCTGCACTTACAGGAAATCCAACTGCACCAACTCAAACGGCTGGTAACAGTTCAACAAGATTAGCTACTACTGCTTTCGTTTCAACTGCGGTTAGTAACTTAATTGGTGGAGCACCTGCTGCTCTTGATACGTTAAACGAATTAGCTGCGGCGATTGGTGATGATGCATCTTATGCTTCGGGTATAACAACTGCATTAGCTGGTAAATCACCAACGGCTGGAAATACATCATTAGTTACTGTAGGTACAATTACAACAGGAACTTGGAATGGTACTGCTATTAACCAAACTTACCTTGTAGGTCAGTCGGGAACGAATACAGGAGATGAGCCAGATGCTAATACAACGACAAAAGGTATCGCAGAAAGAGCAACAACAACTGAAGCTAAAAACGGAAGTGATAGCACAAGATTTGTAACTCCAGAGGGACTTGGTGCAAGATGTTATTCAGAGGCAATTGGTGGTGCAACATCTATAACTGTAACTCACGGACTAGGAAGTAGACAAGTTATTGTTCAAATGTATGATGCATCTTCTTATGAGACAGTTTATGCTGATGTAGTTAGAACAACAACGGCTGCGGTAGACATTACTTTTTCTGCTGCACCATCTGCTGGTGATGTAATTGTATTATGTCAACTAATTAACTAATTAAATTAATTTTTATATTTTTACAATATGGCTAATTATGAAAAAATCGCAAATCGAGTTATTGAAGTACCAACGACAACAGTTGGACACAATAATGGCGACATTACATTTTTAGGTGCGAATACATCTACAGTTGCAGGTAAAGTTTATGTTTTGACTGAGGACGAAGGTGGTGCGTGGGTAGAGGCCGATGCAAATTTAAACGGCAGGTATCAAGGATTATTAGCGATTGCAATAAGCACAGCATCATCTAAAGGGATGTTATTACGAGGTGCGATTAATATTGCTGATACTGTTGATAATGCTGGAGACCCTTTGTATTTGTCAAATACGGCAGGAGCCATTACAGATACAAAACCATCAGCAGCTGGCAGCGTTGTAAGAATAATAGGATATGGTCTGGATGGGAATGGAGGTGCAGGTGGTAACACAATCTATTTCTGTCCAGACAATACTTATGTAGAAGTACAATAAATGAGTACATCAAAAATAAATGATGTTGCATTAGCAAATGTTAATAAAGTTAAAGACATAGCTAGAGCAAACATTTCCAAAATTTCAGATGTTGAAGTTCCGTCAGCTGCTACATTTTCAGATGATTATGCAGTTAGTAGGTCATTGACAGAGGGAAGTGGACAAGCGGTTTTAATTGCAGATGGAAACGGATTAATGAGTTATACTCAAAACACAGCATTTACAGTTTCGTTTTGGGTAAAAGTTGGTTGGAATGCAAATTTAAACACTAACATTCATTTATTTTCTTCAACCGCAAGTGGAAGTACAAATGGGAGTGACCATATGATACGTTGTTATTATAACGAAGTTAATAACAGATTATATTGGGAAATGAGAAGTTCATCAAGTAATACAAAAAAATATAATTTTTGGCTTTTTCAAGTAAATGGAAGTCCATACACCGAAGCCTACAATGCCGCAGGATTAGGAACTAGTTATTGGAGTAATACAAACAGAGGAAATACTGGCGACGATTTATTTACAATGATAACTTTTGCTTATGCAGGAAATAATAGTTTTACAAATGCTAATATAGACTGTTATTGGAATGGCACAAATCTCGGTCAAGGTTTTTATGCAAATGGAAATAATGCAGGAACTTTAAATTTGTCAGCAAGTACCGACAGACAAATAGCATTAGGAAGTAATACTTGGAATTACAAAAAAAGTGGGAACGATACAGAAACACAATATAATGACTTAACGATTTGGAATAAAAGATTATCAGATACGGAAGTAAGTGAATTATATAATGAAGGAACAAGATTAGATGCAACAACACATTCGGCAGCTAATGATTTAGAAGCATATTACAAACTTGAAAATGATGGCACGGATAGTAGTGGAAACAGTCATCCAAGTTTTGTAGTAAGTGGTGATTCTAATTTTGTAAGTATATGATGAAAGACCTCACATTAAATATTGGTAATATAATATGGATTGTAGGAATTATATTTACAATGGGTATTGCATACAGTCAAATTGCACAATTAGGAGAAGACATAAAAGTGCTTGAACAAAGGCTAGAGAAAAAAATAAAAGTTATAAATGAATGCGAGGATAGAATTGTAGATTTAGAAAAAGAACAAATTGCATTGCAAACTTGTAAACATAAAAAATGAATTACTATTTATTAAATACTCAACAATGGGATTTGCTAGATAAAAATCAAGTTCAATTTAAACATCCTAGTTTAGACGGAACTCAATTACTCGTAATAACTGCACAAATAACTCAAAAATATTTATTTAAATTTGCGAGTATAACAAAATTTGTTTTACATTCTCATTATACAACTGATGAATGGATGGGAGACGGAGGACAATTGGATTACATAGACATACAGAATGATATATATATACAAGAAATTGATGAAATATAATAATACAGAAATAGACACTACAAATATCTCCACGACCTATTATGGTATAATGTGGACTAATACAATTTAAATAATAAGAAATTATTATGCAATCAGAAATAAACAACTCAGTGAAAGAAACAGTTTTTTTATGGACAACTAATCTTAGTGCAATCGGAATTGGAATTGCAGACTTTAATGCAATGCTAACAACAATTTCTTTATCTTTAGCGATATTAATTACAATATATAATCAAGCAAAGAAGATGAAAAATGATAGGAATAACTAAAAAAATTCTTAAAAACTTAGGAGAAAAAGTTGGTGTATGTAAAAGCGAAGTCAATGTATTATTGATTAGAGATAGATGCACGGAAGATTCAACACAAGGAAAACTTTATATTAATGGCGAATATCAATGCGAAACTTTAGAGAGGCCTTGGCTAGATAATAAAAAAAGTGTTTCTTGCATTCCAAAAGGTAATTATAAAATGAGATTTAGATATCCTCGGGAAAGTGCGAGTTATGATTATTTACATCTATTGGTGCAAGATGTCCCTAATAGAGATTTTATTTTATTTCACGTAGGTAACAGAACAAAAGATAGTCGTGGGTGTATTTTAACAGGCCAAACAAGAAAAGATGACTTTGTTGGTCTAAGTAGAAAGGCTCACACTAATTTGATGGAAACCCTAATTGAAAAGGGAGTGACAGATAATATTAATTTAATAATTAAAAACAGATAAAATTATGATACAAAAAATGCTAATAGGACAGATTTTTAAATCTAAAAAGTTTTGGTATGCCGTAAGTTCAATCGTTGTGCCGATATTATGTAACAGTTTTGGTTTGGATGAGGAGGTAGCAACAAACACCTTTTACTCACTTTTAGCTCTTGTTTTAGGTCAAGGGATTGCCGATAGCGGTAAGAAATAAAACCTAGAGTTTTCTATAATTGTTTGTGTACTTGTTTGAGAGGGCATTTCTTCGGATTTGTCCTCTTTTTTTTGTCTAAAATCGACTACTTTCTGCAAGATATTTGCAACTAAATTTAATCTTTTTTTACTATATTATGTAACTCTTTAGTTATCAAAGAGTTAGGTATATATAAACATTGATATATATTGCAATATATTTGCAAGGTTTGAAAATAAACTGTATATTTATATATATTAAAAAACAAACAACTAGAAAATATGAAAATAACAACAGCAATAGAATTACTTAGACACAACTCAGAACAAAGAAAACTACAAGAGATGAAAGACTTAAAAGCTTTAATAATATTAGCAACAAATAATTATATGACAGAAAAAGACTTCACAATAGGATTTTTAGATGATACAGATTTAGTAGTAAACTTAGACGAAATAAGTGTTGATATAGACGGACTTTTTATAGCAGACTGGCTGAGAGCAAATTGCCACACAAAATTTGAAAGCGACAAATCAATAAACGTAACAGGATTAAGATAAAAAATAAATAACTAAAAAACAAAAACTATGAACTCAAAATTATACAGAACACAAGAATTACAAAGCCTATTAGACAACACAGACCCTTGGGAATACTGCGGAACGAACACAGACTCAAAAGGCAAAGATACAGAAGTATGGGCAACTTGGCTGCAAGATGACGATAACAGAAAAGAGCCAAGAACTCCAAGAGGTATGTTTAAAAGACTCGGAATGATGGAAAGATGGGGTTGGATGCTAAATACTAACAACTTTGCTCCAGACGTAAAACTAAGCTGGTGTGTTGATGATAGAGCAGTAATCGTAAATCTGCAAACAAATTAATAAGTAGGGGGTAGGCACAGACAAGTCTGCAAAATGCTCTGCCTCCTGCTTTTAACCTTAAAACCTAAATTATGAAACCAATAAAATTAATAAAAGTACAAGTAACAGAAAAGCCATCAATATTAGAATGGTACAAATACCTACACAAATTTAATAACCTAAAAAAATAAAATTATGTTAGCACCAAACAATAGAAGACAATTAGTAAAACTAATAAGTGAGCATACAGGTAAGACTTACAGTGAGATTATACAAAACCCCGAGAATGTGGATTTAAAGGCCATATTGACAACTGCGTGGAGTGGTTGTCCTACAGACATTGATGACCTGCAAAAGTACCGCATATGGGCTGATTTGCAGCTAAATGTAGAGGTAGATTTATATTAAAAAAAACCTTTAATTATTGCAAATAACTTGCATACTTTGTAATTAAAATGTATATTTACATATAATTAAAAAACAAAAAAATGATAACAAAATACACAAACATTGAACTAACAAGTAAAATAAAAAACTTACTTAATGATGGCTTTACTAAATGTAATATCTTAAACAGCTTTACATCTAAGACTATTGCTTTAGAATGTAACTGGAACGGAATGGAGTATGTAACTATTGTATATTTAGAAAAAATAAATAATCCAAAATACGAATACATTATTACTGTAGGCACAGACTCTTTTCCTTACTCAGCAGAAGGCTTAAATCAAGCAGTAGATTACATAAATAACTAATAATAACAAGGGGGTGTAAAATCCCCCTACAAAAACAAACACTATGGCTAAATATTCAATACACGCAACAAAACAAGACTGGGAGTACTTATATGAAAGAATTAGAAAAATCAATAATTTTATGGAGATGAACGATACTCCTCCTTATAGCATATCAGTTAAAGAGGCTAAGAAAAGCCAATCACACGATGCTATGGACTTTAAGGTTTGGGCAATAGAGAGAAAACTAGGCCTTGAACAACCGACAAAATATACAGATAATTTTTTTCAATCTTATAATAAAGGCACATTATAAAAGGGACTGAGGGGGATAAAACACCACACAGATGGCAGTTTCCCCCTCCCTTTTTACACTAAAAAAAACTTATAATTACTGCAAATTAGTTGCATACTTTATAAATAAGTTGTATATTTACATATAATTAAACGAACAAAAAAACCAAAAATTATGAAACTAAAAGAAACAAAAATAAAATTAACAACTTGGGATATACAAACTTTAATAGACGCACAAAAAAACTGCTTTAGAATGCTTCAAGATTATGCATCTGAGCCTATTTCTCAAAGAACAGATTACAGTAAAAAGTTCTATAAAAGAATAGAAAACGACTTAAAAGCAATACAAGAAGAGATAAGAAATAGATAAAAAAAAATATTAATCTTTGCATATAACTTGCACAGTTTGAAAATAAAATGTATATTTACATATAATTAAAAACAACAAAATGACCTACGAATACGACATAGAATACAGAGACCAAGAAGGAGACAATTACGAAGAGTCTTTTACTAACCTTACAGAAGCTAAAAACTACATAAAAGAATTAAGAGAGGAAGGTAACGAAATTATCCAAACTTGGAGATATATAAACGGCGAGTACAAAGGAACTATAAAATAAAAAACAAAAAAAAATGATAGACTTAATAATAGCAGAACAAAAAAGACTGAAAGCAGCAGGATGGAAACCAAAATTCAGAGGAGATACAGGAGTAAATATAGCTCAACTTATGATAGATAAAAAAGTAAAGCCAAGGAATGATTGGGATAAATCATTCTTAGATACTTTTAAGAACTTAAATAAATAAACCAAAAACCAAAAACTATGAATACAAAAAAAATATTACCACTAAAAGATGTGTTTCAAGACGACTCTTTTATAGAATTGTTTGAGGAACAATACTCTTATGTTCCTGCACATAAAAAAGAAATACAATGGGATGACAAATCAGTAAATTTAAATTGGGTGCTAGAAGAAACTTTATGGTCGGATGATACTTGCACAATGCGACTAAGAAGTATGGAGGGGAGTGAGCATACAGATTTATATATGTCAAACTTTGAGAAAGTAAGGAAAAGAATAAGAAGAATACAATTTAGTTCTGCGGTTGTTAAGTTTCCTACTCTTGCAGGAACAACTTATGAGATGAAATTTTGTATTGAAAGAATACAAGAATGCAGAGACAAAGACATAAGATTTACAAAAGACAACTTAGTTATTAATTATAAACAAATGGAAAATGCTACAGTATAAAACAATACAACTTTATGAATACACAGAAATTGCTATCACAGGCAGACATAATATACTTGACAAAAATTATGTCGACACCAAAACTGAAAAAAAATCTTTTAATGTATATGGTACTTTTGAACAGATTGAAAAGTTTAAAAAAGGGCTGCCTGTAGATGAGGTTTATTCTTATGAATTAGAAGAGAAAGACTCTTATTATGCTGGCATCAGCTTTCAATATTCTAAAGAACATCCAAGGTATGATGCTGAAAGCAAACTGCCTACTTTAGAAGAATATAATAATGATGTAATTGAGTTTCATAAAAAACTTGAGAAACGTTACAATGAAAACAATAAACAAATATTAGTGTTATGATTATAGATATTGACACGGAGGAGAAGTATTATGATATTTTAGAAAGATATAAAAATATGAAAATAGATGAATTGGTAGAAGAAGAAAAAATCTTAAAAAATAATGATATATCCTACAGACACCAATTAATAAGCAGCGAGGTTTTAAAATGGAGATTAGAAAATGCTCTTAATAAAATTAAAACTTATGCACCAAGTAAAATTAAAATTAAACAAAATGAATAAAATA